TCTGCTGCTACTAGAGTATCTTTAAATAATGCTCCTCTTGATCTAGGTAATGGTGGAAAGGTTAAATTATCTGTTGATCCAGTTATTACTTACAAACCACAACTTCAACTTGTAACTAACTCAACAACATTACCATTTACTATAGGTGCTAGATTGTATCAAAAAACAACTCTTGCTGAAGGTACTATTGTTGCTGTTACACCAAGTAATTCTGGAGTATTACTAACTATCAATGATATTTCTGGTAGTTGGCAAGCAGGTTCTAATACTGGTGGTGTTATTGCAAACCGTATTGTTTCTTCAAAAACAACAGCGACTATGGTTGTATCAGGTGCATCTGGTGACTTCCAAGTTGGTGAAACTATTACAGGTAACAGTTCTTCTGCTCCAACTGCAGAGGTTGTAACTTGGACTGCTGGAACTAATACACTAACCTTAAGATATGTTTCTACAGACTTTACTGCCTCAACTGAAACAATCACAGGTGGAACTTCAAGCATTACTGCTACTGTAAGTTCTGTAACTTACTCTGGAGATGTTATAGAAGGTGGTGCAGTCAGCGATGCATTTGTAAGTACAACTCCAACATATACAACAGATCAAAGAAGAGTTACAATTTTACATCCTAATCATGGTATGCATGATACTGACAACAACGTTGTTCTTACAGGTGTTACTTCTGAAGTTTCAGATACTTATCTGACATCTTCTATATCTGCTACTGATACTTCTGTGTCAGTTAATGATGCTAATGCATTCCATAAATTAATCAATGGTGCTGCTATTGGTTCAACAAACTTAGGATACATTAAGATTGATGATGAAATTATGTCTTATAGTGCTATTTCAGCTAATGGTAAAACAATTACTGTTAATGAAAGAGGACTAGATGGAACTACTGCAGCATCTCATGTTGATGAATCAGTTGTTGAGTGTTATAACCTTGATGGTATTCCTCTAATTGAAATTAATAAGACACACACTGCAATTTCATCGCCAACACTAGATACTTACGATTTATCAACATCTTCTATTGGAAGACTTGGAATCAAATCTGGAGGAATAAACACTATAGCGTCACAGAATATTCAGTATGAAGTTCTTGTTCCTCAAATTCAAAAACTTCTTCTTCCGAAGACTACTATGACTGCAAGAGTTAATACTATTACAGGTACTTCAATTAATGATGGTGCTACAATGGCACAGAATTCATTTAGTAATACTGGTGCATTCTTAGATATTAACCTTGATCAAGATAATTACTTTACTTCACCACAATTAATTTGTTCACAGGCAAATGAGTCTGCTGAATTAAATGGTGAAAAATCAGTTAGAGTTGATTTGACAATGCAGACAGAATCTACACTTGTATCTCCTATTTTAGATACTGATAGAATGTCTCTTACATTGGTAAGTAGTAGGATTAACAGTCCTGCTGATCCTAACACTGCATTATTACCTTTTGGTGATACACATGAAGCAGTTTATATTACTAAGGCTGCTGATTTGGTTAACCCATCTTCGTCAATTAAATTGATATTCAGTGCTTACCGTCCTGCAAACACTTTCATAAAACCTCTATATAGAGTATTACCGACTGGATCTACTGATTCGATCGATACTCAGGGTTTTGAATTCTTCCCAACGGATGAAAGTTCTGCCTCTATTCCTGGCTCAACAGAGACAGAAGTTTATAGAGAATATGAATATGAAGTTTCTGGATTAGACTTTAGTCAATATCAAATTAAACTCTTATTCGTATCTAGCAATCAGGCATACACCCCTATT